GAGTCGATCGCTAAGGAGTTCGCCGATAATGGTGGACAAATTACCGATGAGACCAAGGCCCAGCTCGTCGAGGGTGTTCAGAAAGCCTTCGGCTTCGATGACGCGGAACGTGCAGAAGGTCTCGTTCAGGAGTTCTTTGAGGGCAAAGTGGCTTCGGCCAAGGTTGCCGAGTTTGAACTCATGGACACCGTCGGTGGTCGGGGTCGCTATGACCAGATCGCTGAGTGGGCCAAGTCGTCGCTGAGTGAGGAGCAACTCGCTGCTCACGATAGACGCCTTCAGGCCGCAGGAGAGGCCAACGACATGCAGGGAATGAAAGACGTCCTCGGGTCCCTAGCGGACAAATACGAAGCCCGGCATGGCTCAGAGCGACGAACCATCACAGGAGATGGTCGCGCTGCCAAACCGGTTAAACCAATCACCTCCAGCGCGGAGCTTGCACGCCTCGCTGCGACCGACGAGTACCGCCACGATGCGGACTTCAGGGCGCAGGTAGAGCGGCGTCTCCAGGCGGGGGTGGAAAGCGGGTCATTCAGAGATTGACCCCGTAAGAAGGAGCCATTCCCATGGCGAATCAGACGGTATCGTTTGGTGGTGAGGCTAATGCCACTGGCGACGATCGAGCCCTTGCGCTCAAGATGTTCTCGGGTGAGGTCCTCGAGGCCTACAACACGCTTCAGGTCACGGAAGGGAAGCATTCTGTCCACCGCGTTACCTCCGGTAAGAGCCACTCATGGCCCGAAGTCTGGAAGGCGGTTGCTTCCTCGCACACGCCCGGCAACGAACTCACGGGACAGCAGATCAAGCACGGTGAGCGAGTCATCACGATCGATGACCTTGACGTCGCTCCGGTGTTCATCGCGGACATCGACGCGGCGATCATGCACTACGACTCTCGTGCGCCGTACACCCGGCAGCTCGGTCAGGCTCTCGCGAACCTGAACGACAAGAACGTGTTCCGGCAGATGATGCTGGCAGCCCGCTCGACGGCGTCGAACCCTGATCTCGATCCCGGTGGGACTGAGAAGGATGGGCATACGCTTGTGTCGGCTAATGCTGGCACTGTTCGCGCAGACCTGATTACCGCGCTCTATACGGCGGCTCAGACTCTGGACGAGGCGGATGTGCCGGACAATGATGACCGGAACATCTTCGTCGCCCCGGCCCAGTACTACCTGCTGATCTCGGCTGGTTCGGACGTGGTCAACCGGGACTTCGGCGGCAACGGTTCGGTGCAGGAGGCGGATCTTCGCCGGATTGCGTCGATGAACGTGGTGAAGTCGAACAACCTTCGCCAGCTCATCGGCACCAACGAAACGTCCACCGCCACGGTTAACACCAAGTACCGAGGCAATTGGACGAACACGCTTGCCCTCGTGAACACGCCAGCCGCTGTCGGCACGGTGGAACTGATTGGCATGCAGACGCAGGCCGAGTACCAGATCTATCGCCAGGGCTGGCTGCTCGTCAGCCGCAAGGCCAACGGCCACGGCATCCTCCGTCCCGAGGCTGCCTTCGAGCTTACGTCGGCCTAGTTGACGTGATCGAAGATTTCCTCCCCCAGGCCATTACCGTTCTCATACTGGTGATGGTCTGGGGGCTGGGATCTTACTTCAAAACCCCACCTCAACCGAAGGAGCCCACGCCGATGCCCGCTGATCGATACACGATGGAACACTTCGCGGACTTCGTTCGGGCTGAAGAGGGTGGGGAGAAGCATCGTGAGGCTGATGGCCGCTGGATGCCCTACAAGGATCCGGCAGGCAAGTGGACCATCGGCAGAGGCCACCTAATCAATGATGGCAAGTCTCCGGCCGGATACGACAAGGGTCTCCGAGACGCTCAGGTCGAGACCCTTTTCCGCCAGGACCTCACCGCTGCCATCGACAAGGCCCAGCGAGCTGTTGGTGATGATGAGTGGAGGCGGCTCGACCCTCGTCGAAAGTTCATGCTCACCGACTTCGCGTTCAATCTTGGTGGACGATTCAACGAGAAGTTCCCGAAGTTCACGCAGGGCGTTCTCGACAATGACCCCAAGGTGATGAAGAAGGAATCGAAGAGATTCTACAAATCTAGGGCAGGGGATATGAAGGAGCTGAAGAGGCGGAACGATTCCTTCTCAGCCTTCTTTGACCTGACCGAGCCCGACGTTCAGGTTGCGTCTGGCGCACAACCCACAACCACGAGGTACGGATCGTGAGCGTGACGACGAAGATCGAGGCTGTGAACACGATCCTCTCCTCGATTGGAGAGGCCCCGGTCAACGACCTCACGGGCGCAAGCCTGGATGTGGGAAACGCTATCCGATATCTCGAAGAGGCATCGCGAGAGATTCAGTCTATGGGCCTCTGGTTCAACACCGAGACCCAGGATATCCAGCCTTTCAGTGGAACTGGTGAGTATCGCCTACCCATCTCTACGCTTTCCGCCGTCCCCACGCTCGAGACGAAAAAGCACTTCGTCCAGCGAGGAAATCGCCTCTACAACACCACCGACAACAAATACGACGGCAACACCGACGAGCTCAGTGTCGAACTGATCCTCGAACTCGACTTCCAGGAAATTCCAGAAGAAGCCCGATCGGCGATCATGGCCCAGGCGGCTCGTAAGTTCACCGACCGAACCGTGGGGGCTACGAACCTACATCAGTTCGCAATGCTCGATGAATCGATGTGCCGTCGGCGTCTCATGTCCCGGCACCTTGAAGAGGTCCGATGGAACTCCGACGAATCCCCCCGCGTTTATGACGCCCTGAGCCGCCGGAGGCTTTAGATCTATGCCTTTGGATTTCCACACTAGGGCCTCACTCGTTAATGGAGTGAGTCGTCAGGTTCCGTCTCTTCGCCTTGACTCCCAATCAGAGAATCAGAAGAACTACGTCTCAGACGTAACGGCGGGTCTCCTCGATAGACCGCCTGCCACATTACTGAGCGATGTGAGTGGGTCGGTTTTCTCCAGCACTGACTATCTGCACCCTATTGATCGAGATGCCCAAGAGAAATACATCTCGGTCTTTGACGGCAGTGGTGGCGTGCGCGTATTTGACGCGGCGGACGGCACTGAAAAGACGGTCCACAACGGGGCCAGCGGCGCTCTCTCCGCGGGGACTCAGGCATATTTGACCGCATCAGGTGGAGCCCTCGGGAAAATCAGCGCGCTCTCCATCGCGGACTACACATTCATTGTGAATCAGGACACCCTGGTGTCAATGGATGCGAGCAGCACGTCTCCTTCTTTCGACGACACAGCACTCATTTGGGTCAAGCAAGTAGGGCCTTCGGTCACCTACTCCATCTACGTCAACCATACTTTTGACGGAAGCTGGATCCTTACTGGGTCGAGCTCGGCCACTATCGCTGTCGAGGCTACGCCTGACTCCCCCGACCCCACGCTTTGCGTGGACTATGTAACTTCAGGCACCGCCACTAGCGACTCAGGGCTAACGGCATCAGCACTAGCGAATTCATTCAACGACGCCTCCGAGCTGCATAACCAGAACGAACTCTCTTCAAATGGGGGGGATCTTACTTACTGGTACGCTCAACACCGCGATTCCAGTTCAGTAGTCACGCTCAGGAGTAGGCGAAAGCAAGACGTCACGGTTGACTCCTTCCAGTCATCCGGGGGGTTTCAGTTCAACCCCTCACGCACGAACGATTACCCCATAACCTTCAAGGATTCTGGTGGTGCGACGATCGGCACGGGCGTAGCGACCGGTTGGAACTCCTCTACGTCGTACCTTTCTTGGTACTTACTAAACGAGAGCGAATACGCAGCGGTAAGTGCGAACGCCGTTCTTGTCGTGATGGACGCGGCTGACCCGGGGGCCGTCACCTCGAGCCCGCTTTCAGCGACTCTAACTGCCTCAAACATCACAACCACAGATCTCAATGCGGCTAACACCACCAAATTTCTAGGGAACGACACGCTGGGCTCTCTGGGTCTAAAGACAGCCCACTACACAGTTTCCTCAGTCTCTGATCTTCCTGCGAATGGAGCCCCTAATAGCTTCACGGTGAAGGTGGATCGCACTGAAGATGATGATCTTGATGACTGGTACGTGAAGTACGATGCCGGCGTGTGGCTAGAGACGCTCGGATCTCAGGTGGTACAGGCGTTCGATGCTTCGACTATGCCTCATGTCCTGATCAGACAGAGTGACGGGACCTTTCAGTGTGGGCCGTGTGATGGTCAAAATGGAAGGCCTGTCTGGAGTGGCCGCACCGTTGGAGATGAGAACTCCGTTCCCGACCGAGGCTTTGTAGGCAAGGCGATTCAAAGTCTTGCCCTCTACAAGAATCGTCTCGGTTTCATCTACTCCAACGGAGTGACATTTTCCGAGTCTGGCGACTCATTCAACCTGTGGCCTACGACCGTCAGGCAGATCTTGGCTTCTGATCCAATCGATATCGAAGCCGATGCCGGATCCGCTTCACCTCAGTACAAGTTCGCGGTTCCTTTTGATCGCAGCCTGCTGATGTGGTCTTCTTCCGCCCAGACCCTGGTGGAAGGCACTGATGTCTTTTCAGCGGATACAGTTTCCGCGGATCTCATTTCTGAGTACGACGCGGACATCTCGATAAAGCCCATCTCCACCGGCCGCTCATTTCTATTTAAAGCGCCAGGGGCCCGGATCTGGGAGATGAGGCCTGAACCCCAGGTCAGCGGATATTCGGGCGTGGACATCACAGCTCACATCCCCGACTACCTCCCTTCCGATTTGTCCTGGGGGACGATCAGTCGGGTTACCCAGACAGCCGTATTTGGAAGCCCAAGCAACACCAACAAGCTCTACGTCTACCGCTACTTCTACGACGGCAACACCAAGCTCCAGTCCTCGTGGTCGGTGTGGGAAATGTCACCGTACATCTCGATCCGAGGTGGAGAGTTCTTCGACGATAGGCTTGTGTTGGCCGCAAACATCGAAG